CTGCTGCGCCTTTGTTCACTACTGAGAACACAGTACGAGCAAGCATATCACCACCTGTTGAAGCATCAAAGATACCTGCTTCAGTAATAGCACCAGTACCGTCACCAGCTGCCCAAGTACAAGCATACTCAATAGTATTGTTTGTAACTGTTGTGCTTGTTAATGTATTTCTGTCTAGCTGAGTACCTAGCGCTGTGTTGCCTGCTGCTGCTGCCGTTGTGCCTGTACCTATTGCCATGTGAGTCATTACTGTGTTAGCATTGTTCATGCGGTCAGCAACCCAGTTTTTACCAGCTGTTACTACAAGGTTGTTAGTTTCTTGTACTACTTCGTTGTTTACTGCAATTGTTAAAGCACCTGTTAGTGCAAAGTTATCGTTAATCATGTCGTTTCTCCTAATTAAGTGACATTGTATTCAAAGGTCTCTGACCCACTAAACCACCGTAATAGTAATCTACTGTTACTTGGTCGGAAACCCCTACTATATTACCTTTATTACCAAAGTAGTCTTTGTCAATCAAGGCGGAATCATCAAGTGTAAAACTATCAGATAAAGTTTTTACTAATTGTAAACCATAAACATCATTAAATGTGGCTAAATCGCTCAATACTTTAGCGTGATTGAATGCTGTTATTTCACTAAATCCTAATGCGTCGCCCTTATCTAATCCTCTATCAACTAAGAACGCTGTATCTTGAGCGTTCATTGCCTGCGAGTTAAGTAGATTTACATTTAATGCGTTAGGGTTTTCATCGTAAACTTTGAACGTATCAGATAAAGTTTTTTCTAATTGTACATCTTTAGTGTCGTTTAATGAGTAGCTGTCAGAATACGCTCTTACATATCCAACAGCCCTACTGAATGTATCACTGAAACCGAAGTTATCCGTGTAATCTCTATCGTATGATACGGTTCTGCTAAATACATCACTGAAGCTGAATATATTGCCCTTGGCTGAGTCTGTGTCTTTGTTTACTTGTGCCGTATCATCTAGTGCAAATCCATCACTCAAGCCCTTCATGATATTGCGAATGTATATATCACTAAACCCGATTGAATCGCTCTTAACTAATTCAGGTTGTAAAGTGTTTGTATCTGTTACCGTGTATGAATCTTCTACAGGGTGATTTAATATAAATCCTACTAATTCAACTAAAGCAATTCCGTCTGTTAAATCTTTGCTGGCCTCATAACTTAATGCATCACTAAAGGTAAATACGTTTCCTTTGTTGCCGAAGTAATCTTTATCAACTTGTAGTGCGTCATCAAGCGTGAATGCGTCTGATATTGCCTTATTTAGCGTAGTTCTGTATGTATCTGATAAAGTGGTAGAGTCAGACTTATTTAAGCCTTGTAGGATAGATACTTCATCTAGCTGTGAAATGCTATCAGTTAGTGTTTTTCCGAATGAGCTACCTAGTAAATCGCTAAAACCAAATACGTTACCCTTGTCACCATAGAAGTCTTTATTAATCAAAGAGGTATCGTCTAAAGTAAACGCATCTTCTACATTTTTAATAAACTCATACGAATTTGTATCGGTGAATGAATAGCTATCAGTGAATGTTCTTACCCAATCTAGAGCTAATGTTACTACGTCTGAAACTGTTACTCTTCTGTCATCTTCAGAGCCATCGTCATTAAGCTCGCCGGAGTTTAAAGTTCCTAGATTTAGTTGGTTTTTATTTGTGAAGTCTTTATGGTAAGTTAGCCCGATAATATCAAGCATAAATGCGACATTACCTTTGTTACCGTAGAAGTCTTTATCAATTTGACTTAGGTCGTCTAGTGTAAAGGCATCATTGAATGCTCTATTGAATGATACAACCTTTGCGAAACTCTCAACCAGGGAAAGAGTCTCTTCTTTAGGTAATGAAAATGCTGCTGTGTATTCGTCCGGGATGCTTAAGCTGTCTACTAGCGCCTTCTCTAAGCTCGTTACCCTGATGTCTGCAAGTACCGTAGCGTCAGCTAAACCTTTTAGAACCTCTGTACCGTGGGTATCACCAAACGTGTAGTTGTCGTTAAATACTTTGGCTACTAGGTTTTCTACTACATCACCAACGGTGTAGTTGTCTGTTAAATTCTTCTCGTGGGTAAGCCCTATGATATCTGTAAAGGCAAATATGTTGCCCTTATTACCATAGAAGTCTTTATCTATCTGGCTTAGGTCATCTAGCGTGAATGCGTCAGTGAAGTCCCGCTTATACGAAACTACTTTAACAAAATCATCTAGTAGATTAAGTAATTCAGGTGCATTATTCTTTGTGTAGCTTGAAGCATATTGTTCTGTAACAGTAGCAGTGTCTTCTAGAACTTTACTAAAGACATTTACAAGGACTTCACTAAGAGGTATCTCATCCTTAGGCATTCTATTATTAGAATCTGGGTCAGTCCAGATACCTGTAGCGTGTGATAATTCGGCAGCGCTAACACTAGCTTGCAGTAATTCAATTGATATTGTAGCGCGTATAGCCACTGTACTAGAAGTCTGCTCTTACCTTAAACTTGAGCTTATCGAATATAGTTAGTTTCTTACCTGAGGTGTCTTCCAATTCGATTTCACCTTCGTAAGTACCAGCATCAACATCTAAAGTAGTAGCATTCCACTGCATATGGCACATACCGCTTGTATAAGGCGCAGTCTTACCACATGTCATAGTGTCTAGTACAGTGTCACCGCCAAGGGCTCTAAAGTACACTCTAACTGTTTGCGCAGTTAAGTCAATTGGTGCCCACGTAGTGGCGTCGTCTTCATCAAGCGTTTTACCTGCAGCTGCAGTGTTTGAGTCTCTTAACGTAAAGTTAAGCTCTGGTTTGTCATCACCCGATACGAGGTTGATCGTGTCGTAATACGCCATTTAGGCCTCCAATATTTAACCGACTTAGTCGGGTTGTTCTCAGCATTTGGTATGCAATTAAAGTTAAGGTAACTTTACCCTAACAGGTGCTCCTTGTCAACTAAAAGTTAACTGAAGCTACGCGCATATTTACGCGTCTAGTGTCTCTTCCTTTAGCAGCGCACATTGCGCGTTCAAATTCTATTTGGTTGCTGATAGCAACCTCTGGATTACTCCACTCTTTGTTTGGTATCCCTGCGATTCTAGCAATAGCTCCGGCGGCTATAGACCTGCCGTGCGACTCGAATATAAAGTCCTCTATCCCCTTAGCAGCTAAGCTAGGTTTAACTACTAGCACGCCCGTGAACGTGTGTTTAGTAATAGGGGTAGGGTACATACGTATACTAGCATCTTCGAACACACTGAAGTGCGTAGGCGTGCCTGTTACAGCAGAACCATTAACTAAAGTAGCAGGGATGAAATGACGTTCAGATACGTGAGTTAGTGGAACACCGTCTAACGTTAGAACCATAATGTTTTCTAATACAGCCCTGTTAGGTACATCTAACTCGTAGTCAGAAGTGTTTACACTAGTGTAGCTAGGCTCTAGGTTGTAGCGCCATATTTCACTCTTAGCGCAAAACTCTGCAGCTGCTTCCTGTAGATGTGCCTTTATAACAACTTCAGGACAACCGGGTACGTATGGTTGCGCGTAAGGGTACAACTTATCCCATATTACTGCCATGTTTAGCCCTCTTGTGGTGAAGAGCTAACATCACTCTGCGTTTTAACGCCGATACCTGACATAAATGCCTGGTTATGCGACACTGCTCTCTGAGTATTCGCTGCGTACTCAGCGTCCTTAGAAAAGGCTCTGTACAGTACCCAGTCAATAATAGAGCTTAAGTACGTATCGTCTAGCTTAATTATCTCCGTGCTACTGCCAGCGGGATTTAAATCGGCCTCTGACAACGTGTGAGCTCCCGGAGCGTCGGCGTACACAATTTCTACTTGCGCCGCTGTAGTTGCTGGTGGGTACACAAAGAACTCTTTGGGCTGTCTTGCGTCAAACGTGTAGTTCTGGATGTTAACCGTGTTGGTTTCTCCGTGCCACGAAGGACGCTGATCGTCTAAGACGCTCCTATTAATAAGTCTTACTACCTTCTTGCTAGAAGAAGTAGCCAGGTTGCGAACTACGTCTAGTAGGCGTAGTCCTGTTGGAAAACTTGCGGCTAAAGTTTGACGTGTTCCGGCTACACATGTAAGGGTAGCGGTCTTCGAGTTAGCATCAGGGCGCATTAGAACAATCTGCAAATAGGATTCATTAATCCAGTTCTGCAATTCTAGGCGCGGCCAACGAACGTTTGTGTCCTGAAGAATGTCTTCAACACGCTTAACGACGTCTATTACTTTTATTGTTGCCATAAGTTACTCCGTAATTTGGTAGAAAAGAGGGGGTTCCCCCCCTCTCTCATTAGTTAGGGTTGCTTATTAAGGCGTGCCAACTAATGCTGTTACAAGAGCTTCACTCTTAACAACCTTACGGCCGTAAACAGATAGACCACGAACGATGTCGCCGAAGTCTGTTTGGTTACGTAAAGGCTCAGTCTTAGTGATTTGAGATGCAAAAGCACATGATGCTTTAGTACCTGCAACCATCATACGACGTAGCTTAGCACCTGATGCTGTAGCACCCGTAGATGTAGCAGACAAGCCTGGAACCAATGCTTTACCTGCAGCACCGTGAGGTAGCAAGTTAGACACGTATACAGTTAAGCGGTCTAGCATACCAATCTTACCAGTACGAATAGTACTAGACTGGTCACCTGTGAAGTAAGCTTGAGCAATGTTAGATTGCATCAAGATGTTACGGTCTTTAGGTGAGATGATTAACCAACGACCTTCTTCAGGAACGTTTTGCTCATCCATAGTAGCTGACATAGCTAAGATAGTGTTCAATACGTTCTGTGCAGTAGCGTCGTTGATTGGAGCAGCATCAGTACCTAAGTTGTAACTACTTGAAATTGCACCAGCAGTTGCGCCCTTATTGGCAGCAGCAGCACCTTCAGTAGAGAACCAGTTGAAGAAAGCTTCGTTTTCGATAGAAATCTTCAGTTGCTTAGCAGCGTCATCAGTAAATGTGTTCATCAAGTCGATGTCAGCTTGGTGTGCCAATACGTCGTTTGTTTGAACAGAGAAGTACTTACCTTTGTTAATCTGCATATCAGTGTAGATTGGTACAGGTACTTCGCTTGTTAGTGTTGAACCAGCGCCAGCGTAGTCGTTAATAGTAATCGACGGTGCTGTACGGATACGGATAGTATCGCCTTGGTTTTTAATTTCGCCTTCCCAGTCAGTGTTAGACACTTCTGAAAGCATTGTGTTTGCATAAAATTTAGCATTCAGCTTATTAGACCACAATTGTGGGATAAAACCGCCTGAATACGTTGGGCTAGTAGTAAAACTACCGGTGGTTGGAAAAACAGCCATTTCTTACTCCTTATAAAAGTTTAACATCATTGTAGGTTAACGGCTGTTGAGTACAATCGTGACTAGTTTTTAACTCGTCCTTCCATGTACGCAGCTGTTAACTCTGCTTCAAGTTTTGCCGCCTCGCTATACTTACCACTAGTGTTTAGAGTTCGGGTCTTGGCCCAAGCATTATCCATCTGTTTAGATGAGTAAATCTTAGAACCTGCCGCGCTCTTAGTATCACTAGTGTTCGCTGAACGGTTTGGCGTTACCTGCTTCTCGAGTTCTGCTTGGCGAACGCTCTTCCCTTGTTCTGCAGGAGCGATGCTTTCGTTAAACAGTTTCACATAATGTGCTACTGACTCTGCATCGCCTCTGTCAAACGCGGACTGAGCTTGATCTCTGCGTGGCCCCCTAGACATAGGGTCATACTCGTTTAGCCACGCAACCCAACGGTCATCCTTGTCAAGTTGGTCAAACCCTGGAACTAAAACATTTAGTTTCTGAGCAAAACCCATCTCTCCAATTTGGTTACCGGTACTTGAGACCTGCTCGCGCAACTCTGCAATTACTTTCTCCTGTGCTTCGAAGCGCCCCTCATAATCCTGGGACACTTCTTTGGCAACTCTACGTTGGAAATCAATCAAATCATCTCCGTACTCTTCTCGATCGGCATCGGTTACATAACTGACTTTCTCTTTAGGTGTTTCATCTTTGACTTTAGCCGCTTCGTCCATATCCTTACGGATACTTCCTAACTGGTCTGTAAGGTCTCTAACCTGCTGATGCAGTCTAGGTACCTCAGCATCGTACTTACCTCGTAGGGTACTGTACTTCTGCTTAAAATCATCTGTAACATCTTTAGTGTCATCAGCCGGCTTTACTTCTTCAGGTGCAAGTGCTTCCTTCGGTTGCTCTTTAGTTACTTCGTCCTTGGTATCCTCAACTACTTTTAGCTTCGACTCGTCGGTCTTTTCTAATCCTTCATTTTGGGCTAGTACTTTCTCTAACTCTTCAACTTCAGCAAGCTGTGCTTGCACTTGTTTTGGCAATGCCATTTTCTTTCTCCTTAAAGCACCAACTCTGTTTCGCAGCGTCCTATTGGTATGCTGCTCCCGTTATGGTGTGCTTAACAAATGCGATAGTTTCCTATCGCTCCTCAATCACCTTAGACGATTCATTTATCGCCTTGAGTAAATCTTCAAAAGCTTCTGCTCGTCCTTGCAAACGGTGGAGTTTTCCCGTTTCGTTTGCATACACCAGCTTCTGCTTAGCTCCTTCGAGTTCATCCGTCAGGAGTGTTAATAATGCCTCGTTTCCTGGCTCTTTCAGCTCTTTTAGGGCCTTTAGCGTTTGTGTTCCTAGCTTATTAACGTAAATCATTTAACTACATAATACCAAAGAAAAAGGGTCTGTGGTACTTAATTTCACTTACCATTAGGTTTAGGGCTGAAATTGTTGTCTTGTCGACCCCCCATTTCAGTACCATCTTCCTGTAAATTAGCAGCTGCCTGTCCTTGTGCCTGTTGCATCTGCTGCTGCTGCATTTGCATCATCATCTGCTCCTGCTGTTGCTGAGCGGCTATTTCTTGCTGTTTCTGGACCTCTTCACGAGATGGCACAAGCCTGTCAATATTGGTGTTGAGATTTCCAGCAAGGTCGCGTAATAGTTCAGCCGTTCCTGGCAAGCCAACAATCTGCTGTGCCACAGGGCTTTCCAATACCAGACGTAAGAACTCAGTTTTACGAACTGCTTCAGCTTCCTTGACGACCAGCGAGGTCGCTCCTCTTGCAACAATTTGTACATCACCAATTAACTCCGGGTCTTGTGAATAGCGTAAGTTTCTCTGGTACTGACGCTCAAGCATCGGGTTAAGCACATCGTGGTCGATGTTACTTATAACCTGCTTAATACTCTTACCAGCGTTTGAAATCAACATCGACAAGCCGGACGACGTACGTCCTGCACCTGGGACGTGTTGTCCTGTCATGTATTTCGGAATACCTGTAATCTCGTCAGCTATATCCATGAACCTATCGAACACAGACATAAGCTCTTGAGCATTAGACTGTGGTTGGAAAAAGTTAATAGGCTGTGAAGCATCACCGTATTCTGACTGCTGGAACTGCCAAATCTTCCAAGGATACATCTGCGTAATGTCCTCGCCTGCAGGTAGTCGACTTACGTTAACTCCTACTTGAGGACCAGAAGAAATACCCATGTTATTAGCTAAGGCACGAGCAGCTGCGTTACACATGTTCTGCGCGTCCATACATAAATCTGAAACACCGTTGCCGTCAAGTCGGCCTGGGACCTTCTCGAACGACGAGACGTAATATGGTTTACGACCGATAGGGTCGTAGTTAAGTACGGCTTTAATAACTATGTTATCAACCATCCATACTTCACAAGGGTAAGACATCTGAGCATCGTCGATGTCCTTCTCGTCTAAACCCCATTCTAATAAAAGTTTACCTGGGATAGAGTCCCACAGTTGAACTGCTGCAATAAGGTCCGAGTTAGCCTCGTCGAAGTCTTTACCCTCTAAGACTTCAAACTCAGAGTCCTCGCGGTCTAACCAGTCGAACCCACCAATACCGAAGTCCGACAGCAACGCTCGTACTGACGCCTCGTCGTATCCCTCGACGCCTATCATGGCCTCGACGTCTTCTCTAGTTAAGTGGTGAATCTCAATGATAGGCATGTTCTGGATGTCGTCACCCCACGGGGCCCAGTAGAATTTGTAAGGGTCTACTCTTTCCCACTCGTCTCTAACGATTTCTTTAGTAACAAGCTCTGCGCCATCCCACTTCAGTGTTTTACGCTTGCGGGGGACTGGACCTTTCAATACCGCATACGGATACGTAGCGATATCGTTAGTAAATTCAAATAGCGCCTTGACGAAACCACCTTCTAACAGCTGGTCTTCCATTTTCTTTTCCATACGATCAACGCGTTTGTCCGCTTCGAACTCCATCTCACGCATGGCTACGTCTTTCATGTCTGCTGCTAATTTCTTAAGGCCAATCTCATCGATAGCCTCACCACCCAACTCATAGTACTGCTGCAAATTCTGCTGCATGATACCTTGAAGGCGGTCAATTAATTCTGGTGGAACTTCTGGTACTGGAGTAGCTTCGATAGACCATGGCTTATCGGAACCAGTACCTAGTAGCGTGTCACGCAACCAAGCGGTTGCTGTACGACACTTCGTACTGACGATACCCATAAATAGTTCTGAACCACCTTGGGCTTGAATCTCTGCAAGTTTAGTTGGAGAGTACTCCATGTTGCGAGCGCGAGCAGTTTCTACTAAGCGAGGCTCAATGTCTTTCTGCTTGTGGTCACGCATCGTAGTCCAGCGTTTACGCGTGTGCGCAGCTAAACCTACTAGCAGTTCACTCTGTTGTTTTTCTTCTGACTCGCGTTTAGCTCTAGCTTCCAAATCGGAAGAACTAGCAACGGGGATTAAAGCAGGACCTAAAGACATAAATTCCTCATATTAACATGAATATGCTAATATGCTACCAGCAGAACGCGTCGTTGTCAACATTTTATGTCCAACCAAACGCAGAAACTTTC